TTCCATTTGTTGAATTATCATTACCAACAGAAAAAACACTATCTGTAAAATTGTTAGGAATAAATCTTGAGTTTGCAGTAGTTAAATCTGCAATACTATAAGTTTCATTAAGCCTTAAATACTTGGAACTTGTATCTGTTACATCTTTTACATAAACATTCCACGCCTGACTTAAATTTGTTGACTTAACAATAAGTAAATCTAATTCTTGGCTAAGTCCGTGACCAATTGTTGCTCCTGAAGTTGCATTTGCAGTATATTTAACAATACTAAACCCTGCATCTTGATTAACTGACACTTGAGAAGTAATTGTACCATTTGTGTTTGATACTGCTGAACCTCCAGCCTTGAATGCATAGTAAACATATTTATCACTAGAACTACAGCGATTTGTTTGAGTGTATGCGCCTCCGTTTGTACTTACGTTAAAACCTTCAGAATCAAATGTAAGCATATTTTGTGCTGGTGCAAGTGCATTTGTAAGTTGGGTTTGTAAATAACCATTTGAGGCTCCAATAACAGTATCCCACGAAGACCAACCTTGGGCAACAGTGCGGTTTTTAATTAACACAAAATCTGCAGCAAACCCAGCATTTATTGATTGCGATGTACAATTACCATCATAAAGACCAACATTAAAATTATCTGTTGCGACTATTCCACCGCCAGCTTGGTTAATAAGTCTTTTATTTAATCCCATTTATATAAAACTTGGAAGTTCGTAATCAATTACACTTGCCTTTGTTGTTAAGGCATTTATATTTGTTTCGTGTGTCGCACATTCAGTTCTTAATGCCGTTCTTGCATCAAGGATGTCTTGTGGAACGGCAATTCCTTCTTGACCACGAATTATATACCAATCAGTTTTTGCAAGTTCACGGTTGTATAAATCTTTAAAATCTGCAATCTTTTGTTCTTTTAATTCAGCGACTGTTTGTGTATATGTTCTTGCTTCTACTGGGTATGTAAACACTTCAACATCGGCATCAAAATATATGTCACCAAGTTTTTCAGATTGTTTTGTTTCTGGTATTACAACATCGTAAAATCCAAGACCTTTTAAATCTTCATCCGACATATAATTAACCCCAAGAATATTACCCCAAGTTTTGGGAACTGAAGAATATGTTTTTATTGTACCGTTTAAGTTTATTCCTTTCATTTTATATTATTTTAAGATGGGTCTGTGTCGCTTGTATATGTTGCAACCGAATAAATTAATATTGCATCTGAATCATTATCATCAATACATACTACTTGAATATGGTTTGAAGAAGCACCATCATATACACCGCTTCCGGCTTGATTTATAGTAGAAGTTGTAAAGTCGTCTGCCATTGTAATGGTTTGCGCTCCAGTTACTAAGATATCAATTACTTGCCCTTTTTTAAAGTTTTGAATATTTAAAGTGGTAGCTCCTGTCAAAGCAGAAGTGATTTCAAATATAGAATAAAGAGAAGTATCTAAATTAATTGTACCGCTTGTTGTTGCAATATCTTGTTTATCTGTAAATCTTGCACCAAGTTTTTCGTACGATACAACATCGTCTGCTAAATGTACAGTATCAATACTTCCATCAATGTACTGATCTGAATCAATAGAGTCAGCAGCCATTTTAGCATTTGTTATAGAGCCATCAGCTACAGTAGTAAGTGCTATTGCCTTAACGTGAATCATTTCTATAGCTGTGCCATTAGGAGGTGCTGTAGTAAATGTTACAGTTGTTCCTGAAGTAGAGTAGTTAGCTTTAGCCTGATAAACACCATCAATATAGATTTGTGTATTGTTTTCTGTGTCAATACTTTGTGAGGCTGTGAAGGCTACTGTGCTTCCGTCTCCTGTGAAAGTGTCGATATAAATGTTAGAAAGCTCTCCACCTCCTATTTCTCCCCACTCAGTAGTATAGCCCTCAAACTTTCCATCCGTAGTATTGTATCGGAACATTCCGGCAGCAGGTACACTAGGTCTTTGTGCTGTAGTCCCAGAAGGCACTCCTAAGCTCTCTGTTCCATCTAATTGAATGTTATCTGCTATTCTATCTGCAGTTACAAAATCATTCGCATATATTTCGTTGAAGTTGTCGTTTGCTTTGTCAAATGCCGTTCTTAAAGGATCACCTGTACCGTCATTTGCTGTAGTTCCAATGTTAATCGTTTGTTGTGCCATATCTTAGTATTGTGTTGCGTCTGCCTTATATATTGTTGTATCTGATGTTATATCTATTGTATCCGACCTTAGAAATGAACCGTCTGCATCAAAAGGATATATTGAACCCCATCCGTTTGCACCACTTACATCTTCGTTAGCACTACCAAACCAACTAACTGCGTATATGCTCCCCCAATTTATTGTGTCGCTCATCCCTGTTTATTAAATAACTTTTTAAACGTATTTCGTTTTCTTTTTTAGGTCTATAAGACTTCTTCTTTTTTTTCTCTATCATAA